CCAGTTGCCGAATACCCAACCGCTACGCCGCTAGAGGTGCCAGCTGTGTTATACCCAACCGCTACGCCGTTAGTGGCCCCACCTGCCTGAAACCCAATAGCCACGCCGGAAGAGAAGGCACTTGCCGAGTTCCCAACAACCACGCCGGCAGTGTAGGCACTCGCCGAGTCCCCAATAGCCACGCCGCTCTCGGAGCCATTTGCGGTATTTCCAATAGCTAAATCAGGTCGGACGTTGGCACCAACATTTGTTAGTGCCCCGCCCGCTGGCGTAACCCAGCCGTTCGGCCCAAAATAAAACTCCGGGCGCTGTCCAGAATACAGCCGCCAAGTGCCGGTCGCCGCGCCTGCCGATGCTTTGTAGTGCGGGACAATAATATCAATGTAGTGCGTGGTTAACGTCGGATTAGTTGCCGGGCTTGTCACCAGCGCAAACCGAAACACCTTGCCGATTGGTGCGTTCAGCGGCAACCTTACTTTTGAAGTAGAAAACGTGGTGTTAAATACCTCGAAGATGATAAAATCAGGATCGCCACCCTTAAGCGCAATATCGCTGACGTTGCCAAGGGGAATAACCTTGGCAGTATTTTGGGATCGCGGGCTAGCGGGAAACATCGCTAATATTCGCCACCGATTGCGGTAACCATCAGCCCGGCGACAACCGTCGTTCCAATAGTCACGTTGATCTTGTATCCGGCAGGCATGGATATATCCATCGGAATATAAACATCCGCCAGTTCCGCAATCTCACTCACTGTGGTTGCTGGGATGGTGCGCTCCATGAACAAGACGTTGTTCGCTGCCGTTGTCGGGTCGCTGCCGTTGTTGATGAACACCCTCAAAACAGTCGCAACGTTGGTCCCGCGCGCGCGGGACTTAAGATAATCCAGGCGCGAGCCATCAACCGCCTTTGCCGTAAAGACCGTAACAATTGTTCCGGTCCCATCTTTGGCGGTGTTTGCCGTCGTGAGGTTCGTGCCCCAGGAAATCTGTGGAACCAGCGGGAAAATTGGGACTGTGTTTTGAGCCATTTAGAGACCTCCATACTGGTAGGCTGAGAGTTGCTTCACGATGGGCGGAGTGACACCACCACCAGACGCTGTCTGCCAATTCGCAGTAGTTGCCCCGGTTGCAGTCAGCACCTGGCCAGTGGACGGTGTGCCCGACAGCGCCACACCGTTGATCTTCACCACCGTCAGCACGGTTGCGCCAGTGGCGTCGCCGGTGTGCGTCGCGTTTGTGACCTTGGCCGTGTTGGCTTCAATCGCCGTTATATGCGCCGCCGTGGCATGGCCGGCCGCAGCATTGGTAGCCGCTGCCATGCTGATAGCCGGCGTCGTGCCACCAGACGACGCCACCGGCGCCGTGCCCGTGACATCAGTGACAGTGCCGGGCTGCGCACCGTCCGCCACGTTAATCAGCGTCCGCACCTGCGTCGCAGTCAAGTCCGTTGGGGCGCCTGTCCCCGCCGCCGCCGCGCGCCCCTTTATGGTTGTCTGCACCATATCAGCCTGCATGGCATTAGTGACTACACTCGCCGCAATAGTAGTAGCAAAACTACCTGTCCCCGCTCCAGTCACATTACCGGTCAGCGTAATCGTCTGGTCGCCGCTATTAGTGCCCGACGTTGCATCCAATTTGGTCTTGTCGGTGCCCGTCAAAAACCCTGCCGCACCCGCCGCAATCGCATTGGCATGAAGCGCCCCACCCGCCCGACTGCCATGTGCAGTGTCGTCAAAGCGCGCCGCCGGGAGCGTGCCCGCCGACAGGTCGTTAGCCGAACCGCTGGTAGCAATGGCAGCCAGCCCAGCAGTCGCAGCCTTCCCATTCAACTGCGCCTGAATGCCGCTGGTCACCCCACCCACATAGTTCAGCTCGACCGTCGATAGCGTCGCCCCATCCAGGATGTTGACCTCGCCTACACTGACAGTCGCCCCATCCAAGATATTAAGCTCTTCGGGACTCGCCGCAATATCTGTAATCGACGCCAACGTATGCGTATGACTGTCAGCAGCCTTCGCAGCCAGCGCCACAACCAGCCCCGTCACATCAGCCTGCGCTATCGGCAGCGTAGCCCCACCACTAGACCCCAACGCCGACGTCAGAATCCTAAAGGTCTGACCACCCTGGACAATAACAGCCAGTGCCCCAGTCTGTGTCGACGTCGCGGCAGTCAGCTCCGATAGCTTAATCCTGGGCATCTCTAGCTACCCTGGGGGCGCCAGCCACAAAGGCGCGCCCCAACTTCATTGTGCGCCAGCACTTGCCGCCCGGTCTCAAGTGTCAGCCTGTCAGCCTGCCCCACAAAGATAGGCTGCCACGGCCCACAAACGTCAACCCCCACCGCGTTGCCACTTGCGCAGCCCGTCAGCAGGATCACCACCAGCAACATTGCCGCGCACAACTTCACCAAGGCGCCTATTCTCCAAATCCCGGCCCAGCACTCGCCGCTGTACTTCCTCACGCATAGCCCGGCGCCCACGGCCATAGGCCACCAGCAACGCACCAATAACTGCACCCACCATTATAACATACCCGGCTGCCTTCTGCCAGAGCCCACTAAAAAGCAACAGCATCTTCATCTTCCTCCTCTTCGTCCTCGGCATTCTCACTAGCAATCATCTCAGTAACCATACCCACCAAGCCATGCACTAGCGCCACACTAAAAGGCACACTTGTAACACCCACACCAGTGGCACTTTCCCAGGCTATCAGCAAAGCCCTCGGATTCTGCTGAAAAACTGCTTTCAACGCAGTAAGAGCATTTTCCTCCAGCGCATGCATCTCAACGAACTGCTGAATTGCTTCGGCACGCTTATCCACGGCGCGAATGCCACCACAAATAACCCGCCCCACCAACCAAAATACCCACCATCAGCACCGCCGTAGTAGCCCAATCCAGGCCGCCAAACGCCGGCAAAGCCGGCGTCACAACGCCAACTGCTGCACCAATGCTGGCAACCCAGGCCGTCTGACCCACCGCCGATGGCGGCTCCACCACCGCCACGTCGCGGCTAGCCACAAAACTTCCCTTGGCCCACAGCCCAATCTCCGCCGCACGCCTATTGGTCAGCCCCACACTCTCCGTTCGCTTCCCATGGATGGTCACCTTGTTCCACCGAGCCAACTCACCGGGCACACTCTCATATCCGCCCGCATTTAGCTTCCTCAGCAGCGTCGACGTGCGAAAAGCCTCAGCCCCCACATTATAGGCAAAGCTCACAAGCGCCGCAAACTGGTTATCCGGCAGCGAAACCTGCACCGCCTCATTCACCACCAGCTCAAACTTCGCCAAATCCCGCATCAAACGCCGCGTCGCCTCTGCCGAAGTGATGATATCACCCAACTTAACCTCAAAAGTTGAGCCATAACCGATAGTCCACACGCCGCCCACATCTTTGTAGGCCGCTAGGCGCAAACCTTCCCACTGCTTAAGAAGCTGCAAGCCTTCATCACTAATTGTACGCGTCATTCTAGTCAATCCTCCCGAGGGTCGCCCCAAACATCCTCACCAAAGTCTTCATCATCCTGCGCAATCTCTTCAATCAACTCCCTAGCCGTCATCTTGGCTTCATTCACATCCACCAACTCAAACTCTTCCTCATAATCAACGCCAGGCTCGGTGGATTCCACCAAGAAGCGGTAAACGCCTGCCACAAACGACACCGTGAACTGCATTTTCAACCCTTCCCCGAGAAAGCTCTGGCGCATCATATGCCAGAGCCCCTCAAAAGTCAATCCGGGCCTTCGGCCCCTACCTAATGGGGCATGAACCCGTCATACACTCACCCCCTGTATCAACTTCATAGTCATCCACCGCCTCATTCATCTCCTCCGCCCCCTCACCCATCGCCTTCAAGGGCTTCAGCACCTTAGCATACTCATAATACGCCTCCTTTGTCACTACTTCCTGTGGCAAATACAAATAACCCAGGTCCGCTGCCGTCTTAGTCGGGTCATTCCTATAAATAAAGCTCACTCCCACGTAGGTATCCCAGTTCTTAAGCAACCACCCCACAATCGCCGGCACCTCACTAAGATCATAACTAATAGTAACGCTACAATTGTGATCGACATACGCCTCCATCATCATCTTGTAGCGCTCCAGCTGCCTGATAGCACTCTCCAAATTGACCTCAACACCATCTACAACCTCAAACTCCACACTTTCATACGCCACCGGAAACTTCACCAGCACCGCATCCTGCGACGACGGATCATCAATCACGCTATAGCGTGCCTTCTTCAGCTCTTCCACAAACGGGTCATGCTTACTGAACCGCACATTGTTAAAGATGTACTTGCCAAGCGGCTTATGCACACCCTCCGTCGTATCCATCACCTTAGAGAGCGTCCCACTCGGCTTCACCGTCGTCACCGCCTTAGACCTTGGCAGACCCAACTCATCGGCCATCCGCTCTGCTGCCCGCCGCGCCACAGTCGCCAGCATCACCCAGGCCCCGTGGTCATCCGCCTTATCCCACTGCACCACGCCCGTCACACCCACACCACACAGCCTGAGAAACTCGTTGTTCTCGTGCCACGCCCTTTGCAGCACCCCATCAACCAGATTCACACAGGTCTGCCGATAGTTAGCCCTACCAAGCAGCCTCGCCGCCTCCCACAGCCCCGGCATATTGCCATTAAACCGACTAAGGTTCAGCTCCACTAGGTTGCAGAAGCCCTTGTTAGGCAACAGGATTTCCGCACAAGGGTTGACGCCCGAGAACCAGCCTGCGCGACGCTTAGCTGCCACTCCGTTAATGAACCCAGGCTCGCTCCCTCCTGCCGCAGCCATAAGCTCAAAAACTCCTTCAAGCTCACCTCGTGTGGGCGTCTGCTTAAAGACGAGCGAATTATTAGACTGCTGCCTATGATTGTTGTCATGAAGCCAAAAGTCCTTCTTAGCCGTCGCAAAGTCCACCCACTCAACATCACCATACGGCACTAGCGCAATCTCTGCACTCCGCCTGCTACTAAGCGTCGTGCCCAAATGGTTGATAACATCCATAATATCCAGGCGGCTTAGCAGCTGCCCACTACGCCGGTTGCAAATCTCCGCAATCTTCGCGAGGGCGGGAGCGAATGTTTCATCGCCGGAGCTGATCCAGCCATACCCTTTGAGGCGCTCACCCGCCGGCCTAATCTGCCTAAAGTCCAGTCGAAGAACATCAGCCGCCCGCTTGCCTGCCAGCAGCTTACCCACCGCCTTCGCCCACGCCTCAGCACTATCCCCAATACTAAGTGTCCAGACCCGCCGCCCTTCCTCTTCAGAAAAGCTTTCCTCATTATGCTCCCTGCCCTTCGTCTGCTCCAGCAAATGCCTCTGACTGCGCACCACCTCAATCTCTAGCGGCCCCGTAAAGCCATTCAACGTCCCAACCACCGGCTCAAACCCCACGCCGCAACCCTGCAACAGCAGCCAAAACGCATCCACCACATCGTGAATGGTCTCAACCTTCGTGAACGCACAGTTAAACATCGACGCCTCGCGCCGCTTGCTAACCTCTGTGCCGCCCAGCCACAACGTCCGGCCACTCACGCTAGCCTTCCTCAGCAACAGCAGCTGCTTCAGGTCGCTCAGCTCCTCCTCCTGCGCCCTACTCAGCGGCACATCGCCCAAGGCGCGTTGCCACAGCCACCTCTGGTGCCTGATGACGCGCTCCACCACCTCCACCCACGTCTCAAAGCCCCCACCATCCTTCGGCCGACTATATGTGCGGCGGGCTACGATGTCTGCCCGCGCGCTCGGCACCCACTTCTCACT